CAATTGAAGAGAATTTCAGTCCAGAGGAATGCAGTAGACAAATTGTAAGGTTAGCTATGATGGATGATAAAACTCCAGTTTCTGACGTTGACAGGCTAGACAAAGCTTGTGACGCAGTTGTTTATGCTATTGGATCTATCGCTAAGTTAGGTTTAGATCATCATGGTATTACTAAAGCACTTAACATTGTTAATGCAGCTAACAAAGCTAAACTTGGTATGCCCAGAGATGAGCATGGTAAACTATTAAAACCTGATAATTTTGTAGGACCTGAAGCACAACTACAAGAGTTGTTAGACTCTTACAAAGGCTAATTCTATGTTTGAAGTATTCGCTCTATTAGTTTTATTTCAGATTAAGCATTTTGTGTGTGATTATCCATTACAAACTAAAGCTATGCTTGGAAAGATGAACAGAACTGGTTGGGTATGGCCTTTAATTACTCATGTTAACGTACATGCTCTTGGAACTTACTTACTAGTTGTAACTTTTACACTTATCACAGGTATGGAATTTATAGCAGCTATTACTTTGGCTTATATAATAGCAATGGCAGATTTTGTATTACACTTCATTATAGACAGAATTAAAGCTAGCCCAAATTTATTAGGCAGATTTAAACCTGACCAACCATATTTTTGGTGGGCACTAGGTGCAGACCAAATGGCACACCACTTAATTAATTATGTATTTATTTATATTATAATTACTTGGTAATTAACAGAGCATATCTTCGGATGTGTTCTAATTAGTTACTACACAAAGGAATTTATTATGTCACAATCGACTGACTACTTGTACGGAGTAGACTCAAAAACGTTTATGGATTTGCCATATAAGGATGCACTTAATTTTAAGATTAAGGCTGCTAAATCTTTATTAAAAGTTCTATTTGAACCTGGATATTTAAAAGCGGACCACTATCGAATTAACAGCGTAAGCAAGGCTATTAAATTTAACCTAAACTTACTTGAGGAGTTAAAATGTTAGTTTTAGCAGTATTAGCAACTATGTTAAATATTATTCTATTAATAGTTAAGTTTAAACGTAAACGTTATGAAGACGCAATACTAGATTTTTGTTTACTGTTTGTAGTATTTTCATTTCTAAAAGGTTCTGAACTTATGTTACTTACAGGAATATTTAGTTCTCTTGGAATTTCTATTTATTTATGGTTTTCTCCACCAAACTTTATAAAGGTTAACAAATGAAAGATATTACAATAATATTCATAGTTTTATTACTAATAGTTGTTTCTTTTTACGCATTTCAACTATTAGTTTTAGGTTTAGTTGGTCTAGTAATTTACTGGACCTTACCATTTATTAAAAAAATCAACAAAAAGGCCCAAAAATGGAAATAGTAGCATTAGTAGCATTAGTTATATTCCTATATTGGAGGGAAGAGCAAGAGGAACTTAACGAAGAGGATTAGTCATCTTTATTGTATAGGGCTAATACATCTTCTGTGAATAGCTCTGTATTCCCTGAGTCTAATACAGGTTTTCCTGTATATTTGTGCTTTTTATACTGTTTTAGAAGTTTTTGTTCTAATTCATAAGCATCTTTACCTAACTCAAACTCCTCTTGCTTAACTATTTCTATCTTTTGTAGATCTTTTAAACCGAATCTTTCATTTACTGAGCGATTTGTTATACCTATTTTGTATAATGTTCTATTATCCTCAGTTGTTATTTTTAAGTAATACAATATTGCAGGTTTTGTACTATCAAATCCTGTTTTAGCACAACTTTGACATCCTTTTCCTTCTAAGTGGTTTTTTGCCATTTGCTCAAATTCTCCATGTATAGGACAAATGATTTTAACTTTGCTATCAGTATTAGTATATTTTATTTTAGAATAATTATACTTATTACCATGTATTTTAGAAACTTTTGTTAAAAATTCTTTTAATTCTATTTTACGATTACCGCTACAACTGGGACAACCTTTTCCATATAAATGATTATTTGCTTTTTGCTTAAATTCTCCATGATCACAACAAGTTATAATTACTGTATCATGACTCCCTGTGTATACTGTATTATTATACATGTACTTATTGTTGTGTATTTTATTAGCTTTGCTAATAAAATCATTTGTTGTTATTTTCATAACACCTGCACAGAAAGAACATCCTCTGCCTGATAAGTGTCCACTAGGAGTCTGTTCAAAGTCGCCATGCTTAGGGCATGTAATGATGACTTTATCTTTACAACCAATATAAATGACTTTATTATAATTGTACTTTTTACCATGTACTGCTTTAGCTTCTTCAATCCATTCAGTAGTTGTTTTCTTAGCCATTTTTTAACTCCTTTTTAAGAAGTTGTTTAATAGCTTCATTTACGAATTCTGATTGACTAACATATTTAAGTGACTTATCATCATTAACTTGTTTTAAGTAATCTTTCATTTGTTTGAGTAGGTCTGCTTTAATTGTCATTCCTACCCTAACTGGTTTATTTTGTTTATACATATACTTTCCTTTAAGTTTAGTATACGTATTTTAGCATAATTTTCTTAATTTATTCTGAAGATACTCCCTAAATCAGGTATAAGGTCAAATATATTTGGTTGTAAGATTTGCTCTGGAGCATCATCTAACAACCATCTATAACTTACACCATCTATCCCAGTTCTTAGGTAAGTATCTATTGGATCTTGGAAATCTATTCCAGTTAACTGTTGGGCACCTTGCATTAACGCAGTTCTGGTTGGATTTTTCTTTGTCATACTCATAATTGCTTTTGCTTGACTTAAGTAATATTTCATAAAGAATAACCCACCAACTCTCTCAGCGTACTTCCACCACCTATTCATGGTATAACCATAGTTTACTAGTAACTGGTCTAAGTAGTTAAGTATTTCTCTTTCTACACTTGCTGTCACTTCTCCATCTCTTTTTATAGCTTTTGCTTCCAACTCTTCTTTTATTATTTGTCTTGTTATGGCATCCCCATAATGTACTGTTTTTAACATTGTATTATAGAAAGCACTTGTTCTATTTATATACAACCCATTCTTTACTGTATCTACAACTCCTAACCAATTCTTTTTATCTAAGTAGTCTTTTGCCATAGTCATTAACTGACCTTCTCCTTGACCATCTATATTTATGTCTTCCACTAACGCAGTATATTGACCATCTTTCACCAATTCATCCCACACATTACCTTCTAACTGTTTTTTCAACTGATTCATTTTTCTATTAACATTCTCACCAGCCATTTTCTTAACTTCTAACTCAGCTAATTGTTGAGATTTCTCATTATAATCATTTAACTGTTGCCATCTTTCTTTGAACTTTTTAGTATACTTTATTGGATTTATACCATGAGTTATTGCTACTATTACATTTGATGTTTGGTTACCCAACAATACATCTGCATTTAGTACTACCATTGCATTCTTTACATAACCAAGTATCTCAGCAAGATATGATTCTAAAGCCATAAGTCTTGCTTTTGCAACTGGATATTTTTTAATGTCTATACCAAACTTAGCAAAATTGCCAATTGTTACATCTTTTTCACCAGTCATTAACTCCACAAAATCTTTATGTATTAATATACCTTTATTCTTAGTTTTTTGGAATATGTAGTCTTTTGTATGGTCTGGTAAGTATTCCCATCTATCATGTCTTTTCTCACGCTTCACACCATTCATTTTATCTTCTTCAGTATACTCTTCAACTAACACATATTCATCTGGCTTTTCTAACACTCCTTGAGCACTATTTTCTATTATTGTATCAACAACTCGTTTATTTTCTGTCGCTGTTAATGTAGTTTTAATTGATCTACTAAACGTATGACTTAACACATCCTCTAACCCAGTTTTTCTATCAGGTAAGTGTATTTCTTTTTCTAGTTTATTTAGTTGTATTCTATAATCAACTATCTTATTTTGATGGTCATATACTGGCACTAATGTTTGACCTTTACCCATCTTAAACTTTCCAGCAACATTTTCATCACTACTACTAATCGCATTTATAATGTTCTTAGTTTTTCTTTTTAACTCACCATCCATTAATTCAACTTTACCGGCTAATTCATTATTTTTACGAATTAGTGCACTTACAGGAATACCTTCTGTTGTATGTGATATTAACCCAATAGCACCCTCATTGAACCCTACTGATTTAGTTCTACCAGTCATTAAGTAATATTTTTTATTTTCTACTATTACATAAGGCTTTTCTTCTACTAAGTCCATAAGTACACTTTGTTGAGCTTTCACTTCTTCTTCTGGAATTAACTCATATTTTATTAAGCCATCTTCTGCTCTTATATACCCTTTTGGTACTGGGTCATATGCCCCAAGTGTAGCATCTAATCTCATATTATCTATGTACCCTCGATACATTGTTATTGTTTTATTTAGTAAGTCATTATCTAATTTACTTATTAGTTCTAACTGTGTAGCATCACTATTTTTTAAGACTTTTAAAGACACCAACTTATCAACGAGTTTTACAAGTTCTTTATTAGCATTTTTATGTTTTTTCTTATCAACATATAATTCACTAATAATATTATTAGCATTTATTTGTTGATTATATGTTGTGGTTTTACCCGACACTAAATATTCTGCTAATCCATCTATTTGTTCCATCATTGCTTTATTTGCCTTATCCAACTTAATTATTTGTTTAACATCTGTCATTCCTTCTGGACTTGCTAATATTTGCTTCTGCAAAGACTCTATTTTAGCATCAACTTTTGACCCATCTAACATATATTCTTTTAACTCTTCTGCAGTAAACTGTGCTAAATCACCTTCAAGTATTACTCTTGTAACAGCATTTTTTGTATCTTCATCAACACCTTCATACATTTCTGTTGCAACTGCTTGCACACCATTTCTTATATCTGATGTATGTTTTTCTATTACTTGTTTAGCATGTCTAAATATCATATACATATCTGCTACATCATTTGATGTAGTATCTTGTGTTACCATTCTCCATAAGTATTGACTAATCCCAGTTTCTACTAAGTCATTTAGTAATGGAACCTTTTTGATATGGTTTGCTAACCACTTAGCATTTGCTTTTGCACTTAATTTTTCATTCCACTCTTCAACTTTATCTGTTACTGGCTTTAGTGCTTCATCTAGCTGGTTTATTTTACCTTTGGCATATCCTGATATACCTTCTGGGTCTTCTTCAGCTTTCCAATCTTTTTGTGCTTTCTCTGCATCTAGCTTAGCTATTGTATGTACCATATCAGCTATCATCTTACCACCAGTCTCACCTCTACCACTTAACAATCTCCATACATAATTAACTACTTTTATTAGTTTATTTAAAACTTTTTTCATAGGTGACTTTTTAGTTGGATCCATCTCTAAGGCTTTTATTAATGGTGTACTTATTTTTATATCTTTTATTGCATTATACACATTTTCATTTGTTGTTGCATATGCATAAAACTCTTCAGCATTTGCCGTTTTATCAAATGTGTACTCAAACTTCATCTTAGCTATTTCTACTTCTTCTACTGTTGGGTTTTGAATACCTTCTAAGAACAACTCATAAGTTACACCACTTGCTATAGCACTATCTCTTAAGTCTTCCATTAGTCTTCTTAGTTTGATATTATCTTTGAATACATGACTTGACATTAAGTGATTTATTTCATGTAGGAACACTTCACTTACTCTACTTAGTCTACTCATTTTATTCCATCTAATATGCATTTCTTTTGTACGCAAATCTATTTGTCCTGCTGTGTTATCTACCATATTTTCAAACATCCTCAACTTCACATTACCTGTTCCCAAGTCTTGCATTGTTTGTTGGTAGGTATCTACAACTGTATTTTGTAGGTCAGCAAACTCTTGTGTTTGTATTGGTCTACCTTCTTGAACATCTGCTTCATAGTACGCTGCAAAGTCATCTGCTAACACTTGTCCCAAGTCTATTTCTTCTTGACCCAAGAACACATCTGCTTTAGTATCTCCTATTCCGGTATTTTCATCACTACCTTTACTAATTTTATCAGATTCTCTATATTTTTTTACTAAGTCTCTTACTTTATCTGTCATCAGTGTGCTTTTATCACTTTGAGCTTCTATTATTGCAGCAAACCCATCCATTGTGAACTCTAACAAATTGTTTTTTACTTTTTTACTTAATCCTAGCATATCTAGTAGAGAGTTCATTAAGTCTCTTAACATATTACTTAACTTACCTTTGTTATTAGTTTCAATTTGACTTAATGCATTCATTAATCCAGGATTACTTAGTGCTTCAGCCACAAATTCATCTTTATTAGCTTGCCAACGAGTTGTTATTATATCTCCTTGATTAACCAGGCTTTGTATATCATCTTTTTTAGACATTGCCTCATTGTATAACTCTTCTACTCTTTTAACTGCAGGGTGCTTTGGATTATCTTTAATAAACCTAGCAGAACCAGCATGAATTAGTTCATGTGTTAGTACATGACTTCCTCTAACTTTTTCAACTGCATCTAGTATTCTTTCTATTGCCTTTGCTTTATTAGCTCCAACAAACTCAACTAATTTGTCCATATTAGTATTATTTGGATTTTTATTAATGTATAATTGAATTAATGCAGTTTCTGCTACATTATCAATTTCTTCTTTAATAGGCTCTTTTGCAATTTGCAAAGTGTGGGTATCTAAGTTATAGTCTCCAACTACTATATTATCTTCATGTACCTTACTTAGCATTAACCCTGCAACATCTGTAACTATTTTTGGATCAACTAATTTTTCTATTATATTTCCTAATGCTCCTGAGTATCTATCGTGTCCATACACTCCTTTTGGTGCACTATCTGTATACCTTTTCCATGCAGATGTATCATTTAATTTACTTGCTCTTTCATCTTCCAATTTTACAGCCATTTGTCTTGTTTCACTTACTCTTTGTGCTCTATTATAAGCTTCTTCAGTAAGGTAAACATTACTTACAGTGTTCCATTGCCCTTCATTAGCACTTACTTGATCTGCAGTAATTCTTGAAGCAGGAAGTTTATACTCCTTTTCATTATTTGGGTATTTAACTGTGTATATTAATTTACCAGAGGCTGTTCTAACTCCATTTAACACTTTAATGTTTACTTTATTGTCTTTTGGGTTATTGTTATTTAGCTCATTTATAAACATTGAATCTACTGTTTCATAGTTTGTTTGGACTATATTTTCAGGCTTTCTGTATATAATAGCCCTCATATTATCCATAGCTTCTTGGATATCTAGTATATTATTTTCCAAGTCATCTTCGAACCCTTGTTTTTGTAGGTCAGCAAGTCTTTTGTATTCGACTTTTGCTGCTTCTACTATTTGTTTTTGTTGTTGTATACTACAAACCATTTTTACACTCCAGTGCTTTATTTATTATCTCATTTGCAGTCATTTTACCATCTTGTTGCTTAGTAGGTTCTTTTACTACTTTTTTTGTGCTTTTAGGTTTTACCCAAACACCATCAACTAACTGTCTTCCATTTGAACTTAAATCATCTTTAGTAATTATCCAAGCATCTGATTCAAGTAACTTATTCATAATGTTATTATAATGCCAACTTTTACTATCTTTACCAGCTGGAGTGTAATCTCCAATTATCTCAACTGTATCATTTGAACTTAAAGAATCCCATAACTTATCAGTTACTCTAATCTTTTCTTTGCCTTCTACCATATAAGGTTCCATTTGAGCTATGTTAGCTTTTGACTTAACTTGAGTTTTTCTATTAGCAATGTCATTTAAGTTGAACACATAGTCTGTTTTTGGACTTAACTTTCCACCAAACTCTTTTTGTGTTACTTTTCTGTCTTGAGCCATTCTATTTTTTAATAATTTCTTAACTGAATCTATTGCTGGGAACTCTTTAGCTCTAGTTTCAGATGCATTAACCTCAACTAACCCTGAACCCATTTGGAACAAGTGTCCTGAGTAGTACCCATTTGCACTATTCACAAGTCTTTCTTTATTTATCTCTTCAGCTAACTCTATTCGCTCTAACATTTTACAAGTACTTAATTTAAGTCTATTTGCCTCTTTAGTATAGTCTTCTCTTAACTCACCTTCTGGTCTTAACCCAATACTGTTGAACATTGTTATTTTTTGTTCATCTGGCATTGTACTTAGCATATTTTCTAACATGCTTAATTGGTCAGCAACTACTGATCTATTGAACCCAGTTTCTATCATATTTGTGTTATATGAATCTGCTGTATCTGTTAGCATTGATTTATTCAAGCTTAGTACTACCGCATCATATACGTTTCCACCGGCATATTTACCACCCAGTTCTCTATTTAATACATCTAACATCATTCTACCATCTATTGCATGGATTGATATTGTTGGAGCAGCTCCAGTATTTACCAGTGGTTTAAACTGTTTTATTTGTCCACCAACCTTAGTATTACCTACTGTCACATTAGTTGAATAGTCTCCACCTTTATCACCAGTCTTGTTAAGTGACTGATTTACTCTACCAGACTCTTCATCCCACACTATGTTATGACCAAACCCTTGTTCAGTAAGTCTATTATTAATGTTTTGCATATCATCTTTACTTAATTTGTATGCCTCACCTTTATGTTTTTCTGAACCATATTTACTATCAAGCATTTTATTCACTTCATCAGCAAGTCTTACTTGGTATGCTTGAAACACCAACATTTCTATTGATTTCGCAGCATCTCTGTTTCTGTCCACAAAACCAAGCTTCTCACCAAACGCAGTTTCTATACCAGTACCAAATGTTGCTCTTATTGCTGAATCTATTGGTTCTATAGTATCTTGAATGTCTAATGCAAGTAACTGTTCCCATCTTTCTTTTGGTTTATCTACTTTTATACCAAATCCATCTACATACTTCTCTTTATCAGTTGGGATAAATTGTTGTATAAACTCAAGTTCTTTAGTTGCATCTTTACCAGTTTTTAGTAACTTACTAGCTGTTTTTATTGCTTTTACTAATGTATTTACACCTAATGAGTATGTCAACTTATTTTTAATTGAGTTAATTGTAGCACCATAGATGTACACCATAACTGGACTTTTTGCTATTGACCGAATGTTTTTAACATTTAAAGTACCAATTTGATTAAGCATTGCTAACTGTTGTATTTCTGACTCATTCAACGACTCTTTACTCTCTAAGTCTGATTTATGATCTTCCACTTCACCAATCATTGCCACACCAATTGTTGAGTATAAATCTTTGAATACTTTATCATTATTTAAGTCAGTCTCTTGACCTTTTAATAACTCAGCATTATCTTTGTTTTCTATTGCTGAAGCATGTTTTTTACCAGCTTCTATTAACGCTCCAGGAGTGAATTCTATCTCTTTACCTAACCAATGTTTCACATAAGCTTCTAACTCAGGTTTTCTCTCTTTAGTATATATTCCACCCTTTTCAGCAAGTCTTATTGCTTGGTCACTACCAATTTGTAGTAATGTTAGTATCATACCACTTGTTATTGCATCTATTTCTAGGTTAGCATGAGTTTTTATTTTAGTACCATTTTTTAAAGCTTTATCCCAGTCTACTAGTAACTCTATTGAACTAATTCCATGGTGTCCTTCTGAATCAGCAAACACTTCTGCCATTGCCTCAGCATCTACTTTACCTTCTCTCATTGCTTCATATGCTTGTTTTATTGGACCTTCTTCAGATACTTCTATACCTTTATCAGTAACTTTGAACAATTTATTGAAGTTCTCAGTAGCAGTTTCAGCACTTAACTTGTCTGGGTCCATATCTAACCCTTGCATTATGCTTGCCTCAAGCATTTGTCTAGCATCATCTTTTGTTGGGTCTACTGATTCTACACTACCTTCAGCAACTACAAATTCTCTGTGTAATTTACTTTCTTGGTATTGTATATCACTTAGTATTGTGTATCTACCACTTACTGTTTGACCCCATTTAGTGTAGAACTTTTTGTTTCCAATTGATTTAGCAAATGTTTTTAGTATGTCCCATTCTCTAACCAATTTATCATTTCTTGCTATTTGTGCATCTATTTCACTTACATGTAACCCAGCAGTTTCCACATCAACATATCCCATAGATTTTAATGCTTCAGTTTCATCCATTTCTAACCATCTTTGTAGCCTTGGACTAATTGTATACGCAATCTTTTCTTGTTTATTTAGGAAGTCTATTGACTTTTGATCCATTTGGTTTTGTGTGTTCATAACCATTCTATTATTGTCATCAGCTGGTTCTCTTAAGCTTGGTAAAGGTCTATTTCTATTTTCATTCATGTATTGAAGTTTATTTATTGCTCTTATTAAAGGTTCTTTTTCAACCCCAATACTATCCCATGTAACTTTTACTAATGTTTGATTTTTACCACCAAATCCTCCTGACTTACTGCTCATTGAACCATTATCTGTTGCTATCGCTTGTACTAACACACCAAGTGCACTTTTAAATGACTCTTCTGTAAACTCTGGAGTTATTTCAGTGAATCTTATTCCTAGTGCTTGATACACTTCAGAACCAATATCTTTTCTGATACTTGCTGAGTTAACATAACCTTGAGCAGCTTCTTGTTTTACTGCGATTTGCTCATCTGGATCTGTTATTCCTAAGTATTGACTCATCTCTGATTCATCAAAGCTTAGTATTTTACCAATCATTGTTTGTGAGTCACCAAGCATTTTTGCTGTATAGAACTTTAGTATATTTTCTGTTTGTTCATCTATTTGTAAAACACCATCTTTTACTGTTCCAATTAACTCTAGTACTTCCACAGGGAAGTTATACTCTCCACCTTCAGGATTTGTTCTATTTAACATTGCTAACCCATTGTAGTCTATGTTTTTACCAAGTCTATTTTTACTTATTTTTATATCACCTATTTTTGTATTATCTAAGTATTTAGCCATAGTTTCTATATTATCTATTAATGCTTCTCTACTTTCTTTATCACTTGCAAAGAATTCTTTGAAGCCTTTTGGAAGTACTTCTAATAATTTAGTAGGATTTGCAAATGTATTACCAGTTAATTTACCAAACACACTATCAGTACCACGTTTTATGATTTTGTGTACTGAACTATTCATTGGGAAGTTTAGTAGTAATCTGCCAGTTAACTTAGCACTAAGGCTTGTTTCACCTTTTGGCATATCTTTAAGCTCATCTCTTAACTTTGCCATTTTATCCAATTTAACTAACTCCAACGCATCATTTATTGCAGTTGATTGAGCTATTATTTGATCTTTTTTCGGACCTGTTTTTATTATTCTTTTCTCAGCAACTACTCGTATACCATCAACCTCAACTATAGGTTTACCATATAGCTTTTCGTCTATTGTTGTAACTGTACCTATTGTTGTTTTCACTGGTTCACTAGTAAAGTCTTTTTCTTTTTCAATGTCTTTAATTTCTTGAAGTATTGTTTTCATCTCAGTTGCTAGTCTACTATACTGCTTATTTGTTTTTTTAAGCATTTTGTGCAATCTATTAATTTGATGTAACATTTTACTAACTAATCTATCTATTTGTGCAACTATAGCTGTTATTAACTTTAAGTCTTTATGATTGTATTTTCTAACCATTCTCTTATTTAACGTAACTTCTAGTCTATCCATTAACTCACCAAGTTTTGTTCTATCTTCTTGCAACTCTTCAAGTTTTTTAGTATAGTGTTCTTTTACATGTTTCTTAACTTCCATGTCTGGCACATTTGCTATTAAGTCACTCAGTTCTTCATTTACATAAGCTATTCTAACTCTCACATCGCTTAAAGGTGTTTTAGGAGTTTCTACTACTGGCTCAACTTTTTTAGGTGCAGCAGCGTAGTACTCTTCTTTTTTAGCTGTTTTATCTGGTATAGAACCTTTATTAGTAGTTTCTACTTTTGCTTTAGGCTGTTCTACAGGAACCCCAACATCAGCAGGTTTCTCTTCTGGTTTAGTGTTCTTAGTATTTGTAGCAGTTTCTGTTGGTTTATTTATGATAACTACTTTATCATCAACCACATCAGCATATTTAACTTTTGTAAATTTACCTTCTGAGTCTTTACCAGTTACTTTTTGGATTGTTTCTGAACCATCAGTATTTACTTGGAACACAAACGTACCTTCATCTGTTATTGAGTCTAGTATTGCTTTTCTTCTAGTTAGTTCTTTATTGGCTTCTAAAGCAACCTTTGCTGCAGATTTTAACTCATCTTCATATGCTTTTCTAGTAGTTTCATTAACACTTTTTAAGTCTTGAGTAGTTTTTAGCACAGTATTTATTGTTTCCAACATTTGCTCATTTTCTTTAAATAAGCTATTAATTAACCCAACTGTTTGAAATGCTTCTTTTTTAGCTGTAGGATTTAACTTTTTAAGTCTACTTTCTGCAAAGTTTGTTAACCCAGTTAATCTAACTCTAGCACCTTTAATAACTTTTTCATCCAACAAGTTTTTATTGGTTTTTGGGTTTAGTAACTGGTCTTGTAACTCTTTTTCATATACAGCAAGTCCTGGTCTATTTGGATCCGCTTGTAATCCATTAACACCTTCTGCTACTATGAACCCAAGTTCTGCAAACTCGCTATTTACTGCATCTGTATCTTTACCATTTATGTAGTCCCCGACTAAAGTTTTCAACTTTGTTAAGTCACCTCCAATTTTAGAAAAGTCATCTGAACCCATAACTGATTTAAGTTTTTGCTCTTGAGTTTCTATAAGTTTGTTTAATGACTCTACTTCACTAAGTACATTTTCTCGTTTAGTTGCTTTTTTAGTAATCTCGTCAGTAGCTTCTCCACGCAGTTCTTGTATTCGACTATCTGAAGTGTCTACATTTTGGTTTATTATTTTTAGGAAGTCTTGAGTAGCACTATAAGCTATTTCATCCACCAGGTCTTTTGCTTGGAAGTCAGCATCACTTTTATCTAGTTTTGCTATTGTTTTGTACACAGCATCTATTGCAGCTTCATCACCACTTTTCACAGCTTTGTCTAATGCATTTTTTATTACAGTTCCATAAGTTCTTTTTTTACTAGCACTTGGATCCAAGTTATCCACAAGCTTACCATGCACTTTTTCTACTCTGTCAACAACTGTATTTATATCTCCTGTGAGTATAGCATTAGTTGCCTCTTCCTGTAGAGGAGCACTAAACTCTCTAGTTTCTCTTTGCTTTTTTTGTACTGGAGTTTCAGTAGCTTTTTCTAAGCCTTTTTTAGTAGCATCTATTACACCAGGAACTGATCTTATTGCTCCAGTAGTAGCTTCACCAGTACCTTTTAAAGCACCACCCATTACTCCACCAGCTAAGGCAGCTAAGCCAGTTTCTGAACTCCCTACAATATCTCCTAGAGTTCTTTCTCCATCTTTTTGGGTAAGGTAAGTTTGTTGAGTTTGGTCGAATGCTTCTTGTAATGCTTCTCCAACAGTTGATTCTAGTACTGCTCCAGTTCTACCTGCTGCAGTTACACCTTTTTTAATAACTCCATCTAAACCAGTTTTTATTAAGAATTTTTCACTGACTAGTGCAGCTGTATTTAGTAATGTGCTACCAAGTAGCCATTTTGAATCTACTTCACTAACATTGTTATTTTTCTTGTAAGTTTCTGCATCGGTATTTACTCTATTACCTATTGCGGATATAAGTCCAGGAGTACTAAGTGCTAAAGCAATTATTTCCCCAGTACTATCACCAAGCATATAAGGCAGTACAGAAATCACATTTCCAGTAGCACTTAAGTAGTTACCTTTTTCCAAGTTTTTCTTAGCTGTCTTCATAGTTTGTTCTTGATCTTTTCTAGTTTCTATTTTAACCCCAGCAATTTTATCTGCTAATTCTGGTTGAGAGAGTTCTTTAGCAGAATAACCACCTTTTATAAGCCCTATTTTAACATCTTTAGGAACCCATTCATCTACTGTTTTCTCATCCATACCAACTTTACCAGCTAACCATCTGACACCATTATTCAATGCCTCAACTGTACCAGCATATTGTTGTATTAGTGAGGATTGAGCAATATCTGCAGATTCACCAATCATTCCATCTGTATCAGAAGAGCCATTAATTAAACTATCTAAAATACTACCACTTGCTATTTTTTTAACATTTGGATTTGTGAATTTTTTAACACCTTGACCTTTTTCAAGTAAATAATCTGTTTGACTAATTGGTAATTCTTTACTTTGAGCTGTTACTAGTTCTCTACCATATCTTCCTTGTTTATCTAAAGGTGTTATTGAATAATTTCCTTCAGCTTGTCTTTGTGCAAGTGCTGGATTCATTGCATTAGTATATTGTTTGTAATATTCTGGGTCAAGTCCTTCACCTTCAGGGAAGTTTGGAGCATCAACTCCCATAGCATAGTTATCCGCTTGTATTCTAGCATTTATACCTGCTTGGTTTAATTCTCCATCTATTTTTAGTTCTGGAGCATTAACATAATAACCATCACCAGTTATTCTAGCAGTAGATTTTCTTTCTCCTGGTTTATCCCATACTGGAGAATCAGCATCATATAGTCCAGAGATTGTTGGATCTTGAGCTGGTTTATTACTAAGTTTATCAAGTTTTTCAACTGTTCTTTGGTTTAATCTATTAATTTTTTCTTGTAGTTTATTTTCTGTAGCATTTGCTGAATACCCAGCTATTTGTGATGCGAAGTTGTCATTAGCCATTGTTAGAACCTTCTTGTGTAAATTTTCTTTATTTTACCGCAAGAAGGCTTAATTTTAAGTTATTTTAAATCGTACCAACCAGTCCAGTTGAACCAATCATTTTCATGACCATATTTTGCTGTTAAGTAAGCTAGTAATTCTTTCTTATCTCCAGTGCTCATATTATCTAAAGAACCTTTATTTTTAGACATATAATCTCTTGCAGCATCTAATCCATCAGGTCCAGCTGCAGTGTATAACTGTTCACCAAAACTAAACCCTTTACCTGAGCTACTTTTACCAAAGTACCCAGATTTTATTTTAGCTTCAAGTTCTTTGTCTTTTCTAGACTGTTCTTTTACATCAAGTAAATATTTAAGTTCATCTAATTGTTCTTTTTGACTTTTAGGAGCATTTATTTTATTAGCAACTTCTAAGGCCATTGTTGATGGTATTGAACCTTCATTAGCTAATCTTCTGATTAAATCAAGTTTACCCTGTTTTATTTCAGTATCACTTAAATCTTTCATTGAGGTTTTAGTAACTTCTTTACTTATTTTTGGTAATTTGTCTTCAGCGACAGTAAATTCTTTACCAACCATATTATCAGATAAACCTGCTTTTTCTAATGCTAACTTATGAGCTTGTGAGATATCAGCTTGAGTTAATTCTGGTGTAGTTGGTGTTTGACTTGAACCACCATACATTTGTTCTTTTACAGCATTATCTAAACTTGTTAAAGGATTCTGTAAGGTATTAGAGATACTATCGAATGTAACTGGTTTACCTTTATATGTTAACAGTGAGCTATTATCTGTAGATACTGGTTGAACATTTGCAACAGCCTTTGACTGCTCTTCTGGTATTATAGGAGCAGTTAATCTTGCAAATTCTTTTGCATATGTGTCACCTGCAGTTTCGTACTGAGTATTCAACATACTATTTCTTGCAGAGTTCACATCTGCTTGTGTAACACCAGGACTTACTACACTAGTAGACGACTTTTGTGTAGGTAACTTCATTAATTCACTGGCTAATAACTCTTTACCAGCTCTTTCTTGGTTTAATCTATTTTGTTCTTGTAATTTCAAATCGAACAACTGTTGACCTTGTTGAGCTTCTTGTTTTTTTAAATTAAGTAACAAATTATTTCTATCTTGTTCTTGGATTTGAGCAGACAACTTTCCAGGTACTTGTAAACCTTGCATTATTAAGTTCGCACCAGTCCCTAAGTTTGGACTTGCCAGCCCACTATAACGAAATCTTGATTCTGGAAGTGCCATTATCTCACCGCCTTTCCAGCTTGAATCTTTCTGTCAATATTGCCAGTTCGTTCAACTTGTCTATCATAAGCATCTTTTGCCATGTTATATTGTTTAGTTAACATATCTTTATCAAACGCAAATTTGTCTTTTGCTAAGCCTAATTGTTTATTACCAAGATATATGCCAGCCACACCACTTGCCAAATTACCAATTTGCCCAAGACCTTGTAATGTACCCTTATTAAACCCAAAACCATCAGCACCAAACACATCCCCAAACATACTAGTATTTGATTTATCAACCAATCCACCTGTTTTGGAATCTAATACAGACCAATTATCTCCTGTTCCAGCATATTGCTTGTTATCACCATATCCAGCAGTACCAACAATTCCTCCTGGAGTAAAATCCATAGCATTACTAGAAGTAATGAACTTACCATCTGGGCTATATCCTGTGTATGTTATATTACCCAAGCCTTTATTGACATTTGGAGAGTTAAACACTGAAGGCACATTTGTGACTTTAGCCTCACTAATAGTATTATTAGTACTTAGTCCAGGAAATTGTTTATTTGTATAATTAAACTCCATTTGGAACTCCTATTTATCTTTTTACATACTTTATCTTAATATTACTTGATATTAGCTTATGTTCCCATACCAGATATAACATTACTATTTATTTCAATGCCATAAGCAATTTGCAGTTCATAATCTGATAAGTTATCTACATTAGTAACAACCATAGAATCAACATACTGTTCTGTACTTCTAAACATTGGTGATGGTACTCCAGCATAAGACATCGTATTTATTATTGAAGGATCATTTGACAATTCTGCTAATTTCTCTTTAAAATAATTTATGTCTTCTGACATAGTATCATACATCACTTGAGCATCACTAAGTATTTGTTCTGTCTGGTCATTTATGTATTGTCTATAAGTACTTAAACCTGTTTCTGCAAACTGGAACCAAGTCCCAGCTGCACCAAAGTCAAGTTTTATTGTTCCTGTGCTGTACCCAACATATGCCGCAACTGCTGCTGCAACTATAGCACCAGCTGCACCACCTATTTTTTCAGCTATCATTCCAATAATTTCACTTATTGCATACATAACTATTGCAGTACCAACATATAGCACCAGATAATACATGGTCAAGGTCAATACTGTATCTAACACTGCTGCAGCGGTAGCCGCAAATCCTATTAGTGCCGAACTTAATGCTGAACTTGCACCCCAGGAAAATACTAGTAGTACAACCGCAACTATTTTTAATATTACACCAAACGCTGCTGTTTCATACCACTTAACTTCAACCACTTCTAAACTAAATGCTAGCATACACAAGCTATGTTCGTAAATGTACACAAACTCTTTATATCTTAAGTTGTTTAATATATCCAATGGAATTATTAGTCTACCATATCCTCCAGTACTATCTAAATATGCAGTTAAAGAATTACCACTCACTGTATAAGTTTGTTTATAGTTACTTACTGTAATCTCTTGATATTCAGTTAAACTTGCCTGCCATCTAAGAGTCCAAGTCCTGCCTGCTCCTGCTGTACCCCCAACTGTTTTTGTATAAGTACCAACTGACCCAATACTGCCTGTTATAGTAGACCTCGCCATAGTAAAAGCATATCTCATTGATAATTTACTCATATTAATCACAATATCCCCAGTATCTGGTGATAATAGGTCAAAGAACTGAAATGTTACTTTATTACCTATTGGACTATTATTTTGAACATCAAGTCCAGTAAGTAGATATGAGCTATCCATATCAGGATTTTCTACACTAGTTCTTAACTGTTCACCGCTTAAGTTTAATCTTCTAAGCATTCTATCAAGATTTCTACCATTTAAGTCAACCATTACATTATTTTCTTTTAATGGTATAATTGCAGTCATGTTTATTGTTTTAGTATTGTAAATAGCACTAATTGTGTCAGCAACTGCTACCCAATACCTAGTCTCTATACCAACTTCTCCACTTGTTACTGAATAACTAGCATAACTAGCTTCTGTACCATATGCTGTATTTGTTACTATGTAAGTTTTTAGTTCTATAGGTGTTAATATTGTTTCATCAGGTAAACTTGGAACAGTAGGACCAACATGTGTACACACTGTTTCATATTCATCATTAATATTCACAGTTTCACTTAATGCACCAACCAAATACTGTTCACCTGTTATATATATATAAGTACCATCATAACCATAGTTATTTGTTAGATTTTCTATTATAGTTTCACTATACTCTCTAATCATATTTAAGCTAACTTGATTTGAAGGAGTGCCATTACTGTAAGTTATTAATTTATAAATTTTACCCGTATCTGTAACCAGTCCAGTTGTAAAGTCATATCCTGATAAGTTAGTTAAGGCATGATTTCCTTTTTCATTTAGTGTTAAGTATCTATCACCATAGTCAATTACTTGTACATTACCATATCCATATAAACTTTCCAAGTAAGTCTCTAGTTGTTCTTTAACTACTATTCTTGCTTGAGCAGTGCTACTTGGGTTGTACCCCAAGTTCTCTAGAAACTTTTGGCTATACTTTTTACGATAGTCTCTTTGGAATGTTTTATATGCATCAAAGTAAGCATCTACATCGCCTTCACTATCTCTACGAGCAGTTTTTCTAGCATTAGGTTCAGCTACACCAGGAGTGAGTAGGTTTGTTATCTGTATGTCTGTAAATGTCTCATTATGAGTGTATACACCAAAAGCTCTTAGTACTGCAGTAACACCAATTGCATCAGCTATAAAACCTAAAGGTCCGTCTATAGGATCTACTATTCCTCCACCCATGTTACTTCTCCACTATACAGCTTCCATAGAAACCGCCTAATCCACTAGAAACACATAAAACTCTACCTTTTACATCTGAATCTAGTACCATACATACTTCAATTAATCCACTTGCACCTTGGCAATGACCAATCTCTTCTTTGAACCTTAACTGCTGTCTTCCAGAGGTAAGCAATTGTTCAGCAGATTCATTATTTTCAGTTCCTGTTCCGTGAGGTTTTACAATATCACATGAACTAAATACAGTGCTATAGCCTTCTTGAGTTACACCAAAAGGATTTCGGTCATAACTGTAAGCCCACTTACAATTAGTTATGTCTGAACCTTCTCTACTTAGGTGTATTATAGACATACCTTGACCTAATTTTAAGTCAATTCTACTTTCTTCAAATACTCTTAATGTATTATAACTAGTACGTTCTTCAGCTACAATCACAATCTCGTCAAAACCTTTTTCAAATAAGTCTTGAGCTTCATATAAACTATACATACTACTAGCACAAGTATTAGCATTTATACTAGCAAAAGATATTTTATCTCTATCAGATAACATACCTATCCATTTATGCATACAGTATGCACTAGATTCTTTTATAGCCGTAGAACTATGTATTGGTTGAACTGCAATATTAGAATCAAATTGTTCTACATATCTAGTTTCACTACTTGGTATGGTAGCTCCACCCACATATAAAAAAGCACATTTTCCAGTTAATTTTAAGTTCTTCAGGTAGTCTTTACATAACTTTATATGTTCTTGTGTCATATATCCATCAGACTTTATATCAGGATTAATAAAGTACTTATAACTATTTACTTTCATCTAGTAGTCCTTGAATATCTCTTGGAGTTATGTTAGGATAATTTACTTTTCCAAGCTCTTTTTTATCCCATAAGTTATATTTATCATTTATTGCCATAATAATCATAGTTATACCAAAACTATCTACACCAGATGACATAATTGTATCATCGGCAGTTATTGGTTCACCATGTTCTTCTTCTATCAATTCATTGATTTCTTCAAGAAGTTTCTCCATAGTAGTCCTTTATTTTATTGAAAAGTTTTTCAACTTTATTTTTAGATTCCACTGATATTGTACCTATATTACCTTTAAATTCTATTAGAGACATGTTTTGGAACACTCTTTTTTGTTCATTCAGTTCTGTTTGAAATATACTATCAGCATATCTATTATGTAGTGCACATAGTACAAAGTACATAAGTATACCTAGAACTTCCGGGTCTTTAGCATTGCTAATTATATATGTTATGAAATTAGGTCCACCAGCGTAACAAGCTACAGCTCCAGTAGCATTTTCAATAACCAAAGTTTCTTTGTGCTCTATATGGTATTTTAACATTTTTAACAGTGTTCTTTTATGCATTTCTTGCATACTTTCAGATTCATTATAGTCTACAATTACAGGCATAAGTAAAATATTCATAGACTCCAGATCATTCAAAGTAGCTCTACGAACTACTTTATCTCCAAATTGTGCTAACATTACACTAACTCCGGACCTTCAGTACCTTCTTGTACTCCAGGTGCTGTAGTTTCATCAGCCAGCATAAGACTTGAACCTTTTCCAAGGATTTTATTATATACATCATTAACATTAGAACTAAGAGCAATATTAAGAACATCAGGATCTGTTGCATCTTGGAATACCATACTATTGTATCTTAACTGAGAATCAAATAATTTTTGAAACTTATTATCATCAAAAGCTTCTTTTTGTCTTTCATAAAGTGCTTCTTGTGCTCTAAGTACACCAAGTTGTTGACTATTGGTTTTTCTTTGTAATAGAAACTTAATAGACTCACTAACAATTGTTGGTACAACACCAACATATACAGTAGCAACATCTGAAGCTTTTAATCTTTGTGCTTTGTATTGTGCAGTTATATGAGCATTTAAAGTTTCCATGATATCATCAAATACACCGTCACCAGTTACTACGTAATTAGCATCTGTAGAAACATTAGATGTTAACTCTTCTATTGATATTGTTGTATCGTCTATGATTCTATATTCTAATAATGTAGTATTGGTGTATGGAGGTGCATCTGTAGTAGAAGCCCAAGCTCCCCAAGGATCTGTATCAACTGCTCTTATTCTTTTTTCAACTGTTATTGCCATATTATTCCTTTATTAATTTATTATAGAACCTACCTAAGTAGGCTCTAAATAAACTAGTCTTTGAATTTTCTAGTATTTTGTGTTCTTTTTAGTTGATCAATCTCGTCTTGAGTCCAACCTTCAATCTTAGTAACTCTAAATCTTTTTTGAGATTTAACTACAGGTTCACCTTTACCATTTTTAGTATGTACTGTCATTGGAATTTGCTCTAATTTTTTAGCAACACTAAAAGGTAATGCTTGTGGATTACCATGTAAACCAACATTCCAGTTTTTTGGACCACTTGTTAAGTTACCATATTGAATTGGAAAAGTTCTATTTTCCTCATCATCATCAATTTGTACAGAATTTTGATGGTCTGTTACAATGTATTTGAATTTAACTTGTTTAAGCTTAGCTCTTTCATGTTTATCAACAACTTTTTTTAGTGATGTTTCTTTAGGAACTTTAGAAGTTTCAGGTTGATTTTCATCTTTCTCTAACTCTTCTTTAGTGTCAGAATTTACTGCATCTTGAGCAGCTTTGAACTCTTCTAATACTGTTACGTATTCAGCATTAGTAATATTTTCAGGATCTTTTGCAGATTCTGTAACTTTTTCTGTTAATTTTAAGCTTTCAGCAGCTTTAATTAATTCTTCTTTATTCATTTGTTTGAACGATTTTGCCATTTTATTTTTCCTTATAGGTAGTTTGCACCATTGCTATGATTAAGTTGAGGGGCATTTCACCCCTCACATTATTTTGCAGTATATCCTACTACAACTTAGTTTTCACTAAGCTGCAGCTACGATTCCTGGATTTTTACTAACTGAGAATTTTAATGAAGCAATTCTTTCAGGTCTGTAGTTTAAGAAACCATATGACCAGTTAGCTGAGATACCTGCCATTTGAGCATGCATATCATTATGTACATCTTTCTTAGGAGGAATGTACGAAGCAGCTGTGTTGTTTCCACCGAAACCAGTAATTGTAAATGAATCATCACCAACAACTAATGCAGTAAATACATCATAGTTACCATTTGTTTGGTAAGCAGCAGCTTGAGTTGCAGCATTTGCAGCGTCAGTACCGTCTCCAGCATCTACAGCTAAACCAACTTCTAAACCAGCACCATATTGTCTTTCAAAGTCTTTTACAACTACGAATCTGAATTGACCAATTTTACCTTGCTCACCATCCATTAACTCTGTACCAGCAGCATACATTTCTTTTGGTGTCCAAACTAGAACGTCACCAGGACCTTTCATAGCTCTTAATGTTGGTAATACTTCAGTATTAACATAGATAATCCATGCATCTGAAACAGTTTTAGTATCAACTAAATCAACCCCAGTAAGGATCTCAGTGTCCATTGGAACATCGTTGTTTAGTAAGTATTGCTCTAACGTTTCTAACGCAGTATAAGTTAATACATCTAAACCATCAATTTCAGAGATAGTATCAGTGTCTGGGTTAACAGAACTATTACATACAATTGAGTTTGCAGAACCAGCAGCAATTAAGTCTCTTCTAACTTGCATTTCTTTTAAGTCTTGAACAGCATCAGCCATATATTGAATTTTTCTTGCAATTAAACCTTTTCTAGAATCTAAATCAACAGATCTCATTGAGAACTTATGACCGATACCATGGAAAGTAATGTTTGCAGAAACCATTTTACTGTAATGGTTTAGTAAGTTAATTACTCCACCTTCTTCTGGCATTTCAACTAATGGACCTTCAGTAGCAGCATATGATGCTTCACCATTAACCATACCACCTGAACCAGAAACAACTTCTTCTCCAGCACCTGCATCAGCATCAGCAGCAGCTTTAGCAGCAGCTCTAGCTAAAATCCATGTAGCATAAGAACCAGTAGCAAAGTAATCTTTAGTGTCAAAGATTGCAGTTGCAGAAGTAATGTCTTTTGAACCAGTTGGAACAACATAAAATACATCTTGAAGAATTGTTGCAGTGTTAGCATCAACACCACCATCAATTAAAACTCTCTTATCTAACATACCATATGAAACTTCTCTTGAAAGTTTATCACCATGATTTTTAGGCATTGAGAATCTATCTGCTCTTACTGAGAAATATCTCTTTCTTTTTGGTACTTCTACCACCGCTTTTGTTACGAACTCGTCGTTAAACTGTCTGTCAATAGTACTTGAAGTAGTACCACCTGTGTTAAATTTTCCTTGTAATTCACCCATTGAATTTTCCTTATTTTAAATTTGGAACTGATGACAATTAAGTCATCAGCATATTTTTGAAGGCATTTCTAAACTCATCACCTTTTAACTCTTCGAGTTTTGGTGCTGGAGTAGCTTTCTTCACCGCTTTCTTCTTACTTACTGAAGCTGCTTTCTTACGTGCTTCAGCTGCTTCTTGCTCTCTTTTAGCCTTTTCAACAGCTTTTGCTTTAAACTCAGCTTCTTGTTTAGTTTTTTCAGCTTTTAAAGCAGCAGTATTATCTACCACTGGTGCTTTTTGCACAGGAGCTTGTGTTTGTTGTTTTTGGAGTCTTCTAACTGCAACTCTATACTTGTCAACTGAAGTCATACCATTTAAGGTACCAGTTGAGTCTAGAAGTTCCATTCTTTGTACTTCATTTTGAACAAGGTCATAAGTTCCATCTTTTAAGTGTTGTAGTAAATCGTTCTTAACCACAGGGTTACTAACTAACTCTTTAACACTATCTAAATCCCAATCTTTAGTAACTACTCTATTAAAAGTATCACTAATACCAAGATTTTCAGCTTGCTCATAAGTTTCCTCAATTTGCATTTGAGCTGCTGAAGGCAGATTATTTTTTGGAGCATACTTGATATCCTCTAAATCCAATTCCATTGGATCAATATTCTGTTCCTTCAACACCTTTTTAATTGCTTCTGGGTCACCATCTAGCAAGCTCATTGCTAAGTTGAATTTATCAGAATCAGATGTAAGCTTTCGCTCTTCTAGTGCTTTAAGATAAGGTTTGTATTCTTTGAATACTTTCATCTTATCACTATACCCATGAAGCATTTGTTGTGCTCTAATTAGGTCATCTGGATCCTTGAATCCTTCAACTTCTCTACCATTAGCTGTAAATTTAGCTAAAGCTACCTTTTCGTAGAACGCTTTATAATCAGGTTCTGCGTCAGTATTTTCTGATTCGTCCTCAGACTCTTCAGCTTCATCATGAGCGTTTTCTTCCTGGCCATCTTCATCAGTTTCAGAAGTTTCCTCAGAAGAACCGTCGTTCCTCTCATCTGTTTCTTCTTCCTCTTCAGTGTCCGTTTCCTGGTCTGTGTCCTCAAGATTTTCTTCAGATTCATCGTTTTCATCAGTTTCAACTTCTTCTTCAGATTCAGTAGTTTCCTCTTCAGTTTCATTAACCTCAGTTGTGTCTACATCTTCCTCTAAGTCAGTTTCTTCTTCATTAACACCCTCATCTACTTCCACATTTTCATGTACACCAGCAATCATTTGCTCTAGTTGTTCTTTTGCAGTTAAATCAGCCATGATTACTCTCCTTTACCAGCAAGTAGTTCTTGCTTTTGTCTAGTAAGCTCGTCTCTATCTTGTTTAGAATTAGTAGCTACCATACTTACGGTACCTTTATAAGAATCCATACCTAAGTATCTACTAATATTCTTAATAGTGTCTAACTGACTTAAGTAATTAGCTTTATCTTCTGGTTTAACTGTTAACGGATGTGTTAGTAAACCAAAAACTCTTTCAGCTTCAATTTCTAAGTATCCTTCAATCATAACCTTATGAAAGTCATCTTTTTGAGGTATTCCATTTAGCAACCTATCTAGAGCCTCTGCTCTACTGATATTCCATTCTAGAACTTCTAAGTTCTGATCAATGATTTCGATTTGTTCGTCAATGTTAAGTTCTTCACTCATTGCATTAATCCTTTAGTGTTTTAATTTACAGCTTTTTACGACATCCGTTTTCTGGTCCAAGAACTATTGTAATCCTCTAAATTCTTGTGGTGAACCCAATCCTCTTTGAGTATTATTTTGTTCAGCTGTATATTTTGCAGCTAAACCTTGCAACTCTCTATCAGATAATTGGTCCTGATACTCTAACGGCACACCCATACCTTCAAGGTCTCTTCTTGTAAACCCATAACCCACAGGCTCATCCATCACTGATGGTGTTAAACCTTGTGGTTGAGTATTGCTTTGCATATACTGAGCTAATACAGGATTCATATTTGCATTAGCTGCATTTTGTGTCTCTTGAGCAACATTCATTTGCTGAGCTTTTTGATCTTGTGCAGCTAAGGCATCTGCCTTTTGTTGATTCAATTCTTGGTATGTAGGTGCTTTAGCCATTATTGTTCTCCTAATGTTTTGTCAATTTTAGCATCACTAACCTTAGAAGCTGCTTTCTCAGCAATTTTTGCTGCTGCATCAAATTCTTTGTCTAATTCATATTCTGCTCTTTTTTGCCCAGTTACATCTTTAACAAATTCATTTGCTAATGCATCAGCTTGTTCTTTAAGTAAATCAGCTTTAGCAAGAGCTTCTTGAGCTCTGGCCAATCTTTCTTTAGATTGTGCATCCTTAGTAATTCTTTCATAAGCATTTTCTTCAGTTCTAGAAATTCTTTCAACTATTCGTGAATCCATTTCTTCTAACTCTTTTCTAGCTATTACAATTTTTAACTTAGCTTCTTCAAGTGCTAAAGCTTGTAGCTCTTGTTGAATTGGATCTGGAGTTGGTTCATATGACTCTATAGATTTTGCTAAATCTGGTTGTTTCCATAATTTAGCAATTTTAGCTCTGTATATTCTAGCTTCAGCCGGATCCATACTAGCAGCATTTGTTTGTAATAACACACCTAGTTTGTTAGCAGTATCTTCATCTTTTTCTGGTGTGGACACATCAATCTTTAAATCAAACTCACCTGCTAAGTCATCCCTTCTTATAGTAACAAACTCTTCATTAGTAACCCTAACTACTTCTTCTTCACTTAAGTAAGCTTGATTCATAGCAATTGTTAGTCGTGCCATATCTTTAAACATTTCACTTAGTCTTCTAAGAATACTCAATTCTCTTTGACTAGTTGCATCTAGTGCAGATCTAACACCACCAACTGAGTCTCCGAGTGCATTTCCACTGATACCTCCACTAAAGGCTTTTGTACCAGTTAGCGATTCAGCATCAGCTTGTTGCCATTGTATAACTTGCATAGCACTATTTGGAACTGGAGGAACTGTATTTTTGTATATTGCTGTCTTAGGATTCATACCAGCTCTATAGTAAACTGTGTTACCTTTTTCATATTGTTGTCTAGTTGCCATATTTGGGAATAACGTCTCGTCAATAAACTCTTGACCAACTGCTTGTTCCGCAGTGATGTCATGTATTGCTCTTGTAAGTTTACCAATTGAATCTTGGTTATCTCTCAACAACTCAGCATCAGGTTCACCCATAACTTCTTTTTTTACAGGCATATATGTAGACATACTAAATGGTAGTCTTTTATGCGGGAATGGGTTTTCTTCCAATCTTACTAAAACTTCACCAACCCAAGTTGCTACTATTGGAACTAACTCATCATTACCATTTATATCCCAATAACCCCAGTACTCATAAGCTGTTAATTTCTTTCTTGCTTTGTCTGTGAATTTAAAGTCATTGTAAGCTTGGCTTTTATGTTCATCAAAGATTGCTTTACCATCTTCATCTTTTATTAAGTCAAGATTATGGTAAACCCCAGCAACTTCTCCAGTTTCTGCGTCTTTGTAGTACTCTTCACTTTTTAATTCAGCTATACTTGTGTCATATTCATGAATTATAAAATTAGCATCTTCTAAGTACCCTTCACAAGTTGGGTCTATTATAATGTTAGCAGGATTACATACTTCGTATTTAGGTTGATTTTTTGTTATTTTTGGAACTTCTACTTCAACTTCTTTAACACCAATTTGCATTGGTTTACCAGCAAGCATCTTTTGTTGAAATTCTTCCATGGTCATTTGACCACTTCTAACTGCTTGTTCCATCATCATAAGTGATTCTTCTGGACTAGCATAAACTGGTTCTTCTTGTAGTATAGTTACAATTTTTTCTTCTACTTCCCAACCAGTCTTAACAATAACACTACCATCATCTACATCATACCTTACGATATCATTAATAAGTTTTACTTTGTTAATTTTTGTAGACCATTGGTAGTTAAGTAATAACTCATTTTGTTCAGCAGCTTTAGTATCTTCCCAAGTTCTTGGTCTAATCTCAAACATATCTTCTGTGTTTAAGAATGGATCTTCCAGCTTAGGATACTTCCACTCAGCATTTTTTCTAACTACTTTTGGTCTTGCAACTGATTTACCAGGTCTGGCTTGTACTTTTTTACCACCATCCCTATCTTCTTCATATTGAAGTAACTTCTTTTTGTACTCTTCATGAAAACTTGAAGAATTTTCTAAGTCATTCTTTAAGTCTTGATAAGTTGGCTCATTTAACCAAGTTGGTTGTAGTTTATTTGCTTTTTTTGATAATTTTTGTTTCATATGAACCTCTATTAATTATTTGACTATTGTACATAACGTTTACTTAATTTAGTATTAGTTATTCTATTATTTTATTATTAGGTAAAATAATTCTATTAATACCATTACCTCTTTCATTTTGAAAGTATTCCATTAGCTGTTTTTTGTATTCAGGATTTCTATCAAATTGAGACTGACTAGGAGCATAAGACCAATTACCTTCATTACCACTCCATTGTCCACCTTCTGCAGCTTTTAATCCTTGTATTGCATAAGGACTCTCATTACTAAATGTAGGATGTCCTGGTAATTTTCCACCAGCTAAGTAGCCTAAACCCAATCCTTGAGGATTATCTAAGGCATGCTTACCAGTTCTTATTCTTTCAGCTTCATTTAACGCTTGTTCATCAGTAAGAATATAATCCCCTTTTAAAGCAGAGTTTGTTTGTAATACTGAAGGTTCTAAACCTTGTTTACCAGCAGAGTTGTTTAATAATTTAACAGCATCTGCTAATGTAAACATATGAGGACCATTATTAGCTATTTTCATAATATTAACTCTACATGATTACCATCAGGTAGTGTATTAGCTTTTTCTGGTCTAGCCAGGGAATCCATCATATTATCTCTCCATTTGAACCCAGTTCTCACTTTTATACCAAGCATATGAGCTATTCCATGACATAAACCATCGAATTGACCCCATCTTATCTCATCCTCATTACCATCATCCAAGTACATGTTCACTTCTTTTGGTAGGGGCAATATGTCTAACGCATAACCATACCCATCAGATTTCTTTTGATGATTACTTTTTTTCTTATAGCCATCCATAGAACTTCTACCCATTTTGAAGAGAGCATTTTGTTCTTCATCGGTTCTTACACCAAACACAATTCTACAATCTACAACATTGGCAAGCTCTATAGCAAATAACACCATATGTGGATACACTCCTACTAGCTTTTCTAATGAGCTAGTAGAATACGGATATTTAACTTGGCTGTTTAGCATATGTAACTGTTCTAATGTATACATAGGTGCTCACTTACTTCTGTTAGCCAGAAATTGGTTAACTAAAGGCAACACATTTTTAATTGCTCTTTCACCAAATAAGAACCCAAGTACTAAGAAGTTAATTACCCAGAATGCATTCTCTTGCATTCCTCCACCAGCTTCATTTACTTTTAATGTCCACGCGCCACTAAATATCATAAAGTCCATGTAAAGAACACCAAATCCCCATATTGGTCTTTGTGCTCCTCTAAGGAATAACATAAGAGGACCAAGGAATGGTATTATCTTTAGGTCACTAGCTGTACCTTCATGTTGTGCTATTCTCTCATTAAGCAACTTAGCAAATCTTTCTTCATATTCAGCATCTAATTGCTTACCTTGAAGTTCTAACTCACCTTTAAGCTTAACCATTATGGTTTTAGCTTGTTCTCTCTCTTCATCACTTGTAAACAATTTATTTATTGTATTACCAACACTGTCTATAAGCTTTGAAGCTCCTCCTGAAAATATTGAACTTAAATCCATAATTAATCCTTTCTTTCGTTTTTAGTAGATGTTTCACCAGTTATTTTATTAAATATCCATATTGCAAACTTACTCTCTGCCAATAATAAAATTTGATATGAAGTTACACCTGATATACCAATAATAGCATCTCTGAACTGCATATCACTTTCTAGTATTGTTCCTATTAGATATGCTACAAAACCACCTAATGCCATATTAATAAACATTGAAGATAATTGAAAAGCAAATGTAGTACCATTTCTTCTTGCTTTAGAGAAATCAAACAAATATGATATTGCTCCACCTATAACACCCAAAAATACATCTTTAAATAAGATTATCAAGGCTATAAAATAATTTGTATTGTTTGGATCTCTATATGGCATCCCTCATCCTTCTTTGTATGCTAACACCACATTTCATATTATGTGATACTAATAATGAAAATACTACTAGTATAACTGCAATTGTAGCAAACAATCTAATATATGTATAATTTCCAAGTACTTCGTCTTTTTGAGTTCCTTGTACAATTATATATTTACCTTTAATAATGTGTGTATCGTTTGGAGAGTACTTCCACTCTAACCACTCTGTACCTCCGTCAAAGTTGTATGCTGTATTATGTGAAGAATTTGAGTCTTTTCCTAATAACATAATATGCAAAGCAGTTTCTGCACTTTGCCAATCTTTAAAGTATCTTCCTACACTACCTTTCGTATAGTATAAACCTTGAGGAATATCCTTACTATTTTCATATACAAACTTTAAAGTATCAATTTCTAACACATACACATCCCCTGTTGGACTAGTTCTACTTTTACTAGTACATATATAGAATTTACTTACATCTGACAAATCTTTAGGTTGATACTTTAGGCAATGTTGAATTTGCTCTAAATTGTACCTAGCTTGTTGTCTTTTTTCATTTTCTATAAGTTTTACCCACATAGTATCAGCTATAATAGACAAAACTATTATTAAGATAATAATAACTAGATTTGTCTTATCAACTTTTCTTGTGTACATTGTCATTTGAGGTTACACTCCATACATTATTTTGTGATAAATTTTAACAGATGATATCATAATTTTGCTTAATTTATCATTAGGCAATAACTCTTCGAAGTACTTATTTGCAAGTTCCCAGTTACCTTCATCCGTTAAGTAATCA